GGGTTGACGGTCACGGTCGCCGCGATGGCCGGCGGCACGGGCGATCCGGACGTGACGAAGAGTCTCGCGGCGCTCGCGGATGCGGAATACGACTATGTCGGCGTCGCCTTCAACGACGCCGCGACGCTCGACGCGATTCAACTCGCCTTCGGGGAGCAGTCCGGCCGGTGGGCCTGGAATATCGAGCTCTACGGACACGCCTTCGTCGCGAAGCCGGGGACGGTCGCCGCCCTCCAGACCTTCGGGCAGTCGCGGAACGATCCGCATTGCTCCTGCCTCGGCTATCCGGCGTCGCCGTCGCCGGCCTGGGAATTCTGCGCGGCGCTGACCGCCGAGGCGGCGGTCGGGCTGCGGGACGATCCCGCGCGCCCGCTCCAGACCTTACCGCTCGTCGGGCTCCTGTTCGCCCCGCTCGGCTCGCGCTTCACCATCGCGGATTTACAAGCGCTGCTCTTTAGCGGGATCGCGGTCTGTAACGCCGGCCTCGACGGCGTCGTCCGGATCGTCCGCTGCGCGACGACCTACCAGAAGAACCAATATGGACAGGCCGATCCGTCCTGGCTCGACGTCCAGACGCCGGCGACGCTCCAGGAAGTCGTCCGGACGCTCCGGACCGCGATCACGACGAAATTCCCGCGTCACAAACTCGCAAACGACGGGACACGCTTCGGGCCCGGCCAGGCGATCGTCACGCCGGGGATCATCCGGGACGAGCTCATCGCGCAGTATCGGATCATGGAATTCCAGGGCCTCGTCGAGAACATGGACGCCTTCAAGAAGGCGCTGATCGTCGAGCGCGACACGGTCGACGTGAATCGCGTCAACGTCCTCCTGCCGCCCGATCTCGTCAACCAGCTTCGCGTTCTCGCGATGCTCGTCCAGTTCCGGCTTCAGTTCAGCGATCAAGCGCTCGCAGCCTAGGAGACTCCCATGGCGGTCCAGAGCATCGGCGGCGTCGCCTATCTCAAGGTCAACGGCTTCCAGTACATGCTGCGGGGCGATCTCGTCGTCTCGTCCGATTCGCTCAAGCGGACCGGGATCGCCGGGCAGGACAGCGTGCATGGCTTCACGGAGACGCCGGCGGTCCCGTACATCAAGGCGACGATCACGGACACCGGCGGGCTCGCGCTCGCCGACTTCCAGACGATGCGCGACGTCACCGTCACCGCCGAGCTCAACAACGGGAAGCATTATATCCTCGTCGACGCCTGGACGGCGGACGTCCGCGAGCTCAAGACGTCGGACGGGAGCCTCGCCATCCACTTCGAGGGAATCGCCTGTGAAGAGGTTTTGGCGGCATGACGGCGCAGGACGGGCCGTTGCGCGTCGTCTCGGCGGACGAGCTCGTCGGAGGCGCGCCGGCCTCGGCGCCGCCGCCGGCGCCGCGACAGTCCGTCACGGTCGCGCTGACGTATCCGATCCAGGCGCACGGCGAGCAAGTGTCGACGCTGACGATCCGCCCGCCGAAAACGAAGGAACTTCTCGCCGCGAACGCGCTCCGACCAGGCGGGGAAACGCTCAACACGGATGCGATGGTCAAGCTGATCGTCGCCTGCTGCGATATTCCCCTGTCGAGTGCGCTCGCGCTCGATCCGGTGGATTTCTTCGCGCTGACGGAGGCCTTCGCCCCTTTCTTCAAGCGGCCGGAGCCGGCCTCCTGACGCGCGCCTTCGACGTCGCCTACTTCTGGGTCTGCGCGCCGTCGATCGTCCTGGAGCTCGCGCTGGACGACTTCCTCGGCTGGGAAGCGCAGGCCGTCCGGATCGCGCAGGGCAACCGCACCGTAAGGGACCGGATCGATGGCGACCGACGTTAAGAGCCAGGTCACGGTCGACGTCGTCGTCAACACGGCGAAGGCGGCGCCCGAGCTCGACAAAGTCAAGGACTCCCTCAAGGGGATCGAGGACGTCCAGAATCAGATCAACGCGACCGCCGACAAGATGGCGGCAAACATTCCGCATTCGCTGGCGGAAGTCCGCGCCGCCGCCGAGGCGCACGGCGGGAATATCTGGAACCTCCCCGTCCGGGGCGAGGCGCAGGTCGTCCCGGACGTCGCGCCGGCGGCACAAGCGCAGGTCCAGGAGGCGACGTCCGCCCTCGATACGATCGAGCGCAAGGCGCAAGAAGTGTGGGGCAAGATCAAGAGCGGGTTTGCGAGCGCGCTCGACGGCGTCGTCGGCATCGCGAAGCGCATCGGCGCGGCGCTCGGGCCGATCTTCGAGACCTGGGTCCCCTTCGGCGCCGGCTTCGCCGTGACGACGATTCTCGACAGTTTTACGTCGGGCATCAAAGAGCTCGTCGACACCGTCGACAAGCTCGGCCCGCAGGCGAAGAACATCGGCATTTCGATTCAGGAGCTCCAGCGCCTCACGGAATGGGCGAAAGAGGGCGGCGTCCCGATGCAGACGATCTCGGGCGCCCTGGCGGACCTGACGAAAACGCTCGGCGCCGTCGAGCTCGGCACCGGGCCCGGCGCGAAGCGCGCCGGGAAGGCGCTCGAAGATCTCTTCGGGGAGGACTGGAGCGCAAAAGGGAAGGCGCCGATCGAAATCTTGAAGGAAATGGCGACGGCGTTCCAGGCGATCGACGATCCGCAGCGCCGCGCCGCCGACGCCGCCGGTATCTTCGCCGGCAAGTGGAAGGTCCTGCTGCCGCTGCTCATGGAGGGCCCGCAGGCGATCGACGCGGCCGTCGAGACGTCGAAGAAACTCGGCGAGATCACGCCGGAAATGCAGAAGGCGGCGCAGGACTACTCCGAAGCGATGGCGCAATTCGGGCGCTCCTGGTCGTCGCTCAAGATGGAGATCGGCGGCGCGATCCTCCCGGAGCTCACGCCGGCGCTCAAGGAATTGACGGACTTCGTCGCGGCGAATCGGGAAGGGATCGTCAGTTTCTTCAAAGGCACGATCGAGGCGGCGGTCGGGCTCGCCCATGCCATCGGCACGGTCACGGATGCGCTCAACGCGCTCAAGGAGGGCAATTTCGGCGCCCTGCTCGCGACGATCTCGCCCAAGGACGACGACGTGCAGCGCTGGAAAACCTGGGGCGACGCGCTGCGGGAGACTGTCGGCAAGCTGCCGGCGGACCCGCTGACCGCGCCGCTCAAGCTCGCGATCCCGATTGTCGACGCGCTCGCCGCCGCCTGGCGCGGCGTCACGGACGCGATCACGGGCGCGACGGACGCCTGGAATCGCTGGAAAGGGATTCCGGCGACGCCGCCCGCCGCCGCTGCGCCGCCCGTCGCCGCTGCGCCGCCCGTCGTCTCGCCCGGCGGCGGACCGGGCCTCGCGCCGGCGCCGGTCTCGACGGCGGGCGGCCTCACCTTCGAGGACCTAGCCGGCGCGCGCGGCACGCCGGTCACGCCGGCGCCGCCGAGCGGACAGGTCAAGGTGACGATCGAGAACAAAAACCCGCAACCCGGCCAGCAAGTCAGCGCATCGTCGACGGGGCGGGGCGTCTCGACGACGGTGGATCGCGGGACATCGATGCCCTGGTCGGAGCCGCCGAGCTACGCGGGCCCGTGGGCGCCCGCCGGGGCGTCCTAGATGGCGCGGACCTGGCGGCAGCGGCTCCGGCGGGCGTCCTGGCGCGGCGTCCCCTTCTACGTCGACGAGGCCTCGGGCGCGGTCGGGCGGCGGATCGAGCATCACGAGTATCCGCAGCGCGACACGCCGTGGGCCGAGGACCTGGGGCGCGCGCAGCGGACCTGGCAGCTCGTCGGCTACGTCCTCGGCGACGACTACATGACGACGCGGGATCGCATGATCGCCGCCTGTCAGCAGAAGGGCGCCGGCAAGTTGATCCATCCGTACTTGGGCGAGCTCCAAGTCGTCTGCAACGGCCTGCGCTACCGCGAGCGCGACCAGGAGGGCCGGATTTGTCGCTTCGAGCTCTCGTTTGCCGAGCCGGGATCGCCGGACGCGCCGTTTGGCGTCCGCGCCGCCGGCGCGGCGCTCGCCGTCGCCGGCGCGGCGCTCGCGAGCGCGGCACATTTCAGCTTTGGCGGCTTCTCGTTTGCAGTCGCCGGCTGGCCGGACTTCGTCGCCGCCAACGCGCAAGCGATGCTCCGCGAGCTCGCCCAGATCCTCGACGCGCTCCGGGGCCCGACGTTGCAGGTCCCCGATACGCTCGCGCTGGCGGCGCAGGAGCGCGCGCTCGCGCTGCTCGCGCTCGATCCGAGCCGCGTCACGCCGGACGCCGTCGCCGACGCCGTCCTCGGCGCGATCGCGGCCTTCGCCGCCGGCGTCACGCCGCAGACCGCCCTCGACGGGATCGCGCTCCTGTCCGCCGTCACCTTCGCGGCGGCGCCGGCGCCCGCAACGGTGACGCCGTCGCGCGCCCAGGACGCCGAAAACGCGAAATGTCTCTCGGCGCTGACGCAGCAGGCGGCCGCGGCGGCGCTCCCGACGCCGCTCGCGACGTATCCGCTCCAGGTCTACGAGGACCTGGTCGCCGTCCGGACGCGCGTCGTCGCTGTCTGCGAAAACGTCCGCGTCCTCGCGACCGATCCCGTCTATCTCGCGCTCGACGAGCTCCAGGCGCAGGCGATCGCGGAGCTCGCCGTCGTCGGCGCGACGCTCGTCCCGCTCCAGCGCTACCAGACGATGCGCTCGCGGACGAGTCTCACGCTCGCGCAGATCCTCTATCAGGACCCGAGCCGCGCCGACGAGCTCGTCGCGCGGACCGGCGCCGTCGATCCGGCCTTTCTCCCGTTGACCGGGCTCGTCGCGAGCGCCTGACGATGGCGAAAGTCTCGGTACAGATCGGCGGGACGAGCTACGAGGGCTGGCAATCGGTCTCCGTCCTCCGAAACCTGGAATCGGCGGCGGCGTCGTTTGCCTGCTCGGTCACGGAACGGACGACGGACGTGCCGATGGAGCCCTGGCTCTTACGACCGGGCGCGCCCGTGTCCATCTGGCTCGACGGGACGCTCGTCCTGACGGGCTACATCGATTCCTATGAGCCGCGCTTTGACGCGACGTCGCATGGCGTCGAGCTCCGAGGGCGCTCGAAAACGGCGGACTTCGTCGACGCCGCCGCCCTCGTCGCCGGCGGGCAATTCAAGCAACTGTCGGTCGTCGAGATCGCGGA